AGTCTGGGCGCCCTGCTGGGGTTAGAGGGCGAGCCGGATGAAACGCGGATTGTGGATGCGGTGAAGGCCCTGCTGAAAAAGGGCGAAAGCGGGGATGTCGTGGCCAATAAGGAAGTGCTGCAGCTCCTGGACCTGAAAGAGGAAGCCACTCTGGAAGAGGTCAAGGGCAGGGTGATCGCCCTCAAGAACCCGTCCGGCTACGTGAAGGCGGAAGAGTTCAAGCTGCTGCAGGAAAAGCTTAAAAAGCAGGAACGCGACGATCTCGTGCAGACGGCTCTTTCTCAGGGCAAGGTGGCTCCGGCAATGAAGGAGTGGGCTGAGGAATACGCCCTGAAAGACCCGGGAGGATTCAGGTCTTTCCTGGAGAAAGCGCCGCAGGTGGTACCGCTTAAGGAGATCGCCGGCGGCAAAGCGGTGGAAAAAGGCGGAGAAATGACTGACGCGGACAGGGTGGTATGCAAGCAGCTGGGGCTTTCGGAGGAAACCTTCAAAAAGCACGGAGGTGAGAGCGATGCTTAGCGCCGATAGGAACACATATATGCGGGAAGGCGGCTTCCTGGTGCTGCCGGTGGCGGAAGACACCCGGATCTATGCGGGGGCTTTGGTGGCTGTAAACGCAACGGGTTATGCAGTTCCGGGAGCCACTGCCACAGATTTAAAAGCAGCTGGCCGCGCTGAAGAGCAGCTGGACAACCTCGGCGGCGCCGCCGGCGCAAAATCTATAAAGGTTCGCCGGGGAGTTTTCCAGTTTAAGAACGACGCTGTCGATCCGGTGGGCGCCGCCCATGTATTGGACGACTGCTACATCGTAGACGATGAAACGGTAGCCGCCACGGACGGGACAAGCTCCAGATCGGCAGCCGGCAAAGTTTTGGGAATCGACCCCAGCGGCGTCTGGGTAGAAATCAAGTAGAGAGGAGGATTTCCATGATACTGAACGCACAAAATCTAAGGGCCGCAACCCGCGGTTTCCGAGCGCTTTTCACTGAGGCCCTGGAGGGCGTCCAAACGCCCTACGACAAGCTGGCTATGATTGTTAATTCCAATGCAATTGAAGAGACATACAACTGGCTGGGTACGCTTCCCCGGCTCCGGGAGTGGATTGGCGACCGGGTAATCAAGCAGCTGGAGGCGCACGGGTACGCCATCCGGAAGAAGGACTGGGAAGCGACCATAGGGGTGTCTCGTGATGAGATTCAATTCGATAAGCTTGGCCTGGTCCGCCCGCGTATCCAGCAGCTGGCGTACGTCTCGCAGGAGCACTATATGGATCTGCTTGTGGACCTGTTAGTAAGCGGGTTTGATAGGCTGTGCTTCGACGGCCAGTATTTCTTCGATGCCGATCACATCGGCGGCTCTAGCGTCACCAGCGCCAAGCTGAGCGCTGAAAGCTATAACGCCGGCTATGCCGCCATGAGCAGCCTTGTCGACGACGAGGGGAAATCTTTGAATATCACCCCCACTCATCTTGTGCACCCTCCCCAGCTGCGGGCGAGAGCTTTAGAGATTCTGAAGGCGGAGAGGGACGCCGCCGGCGCGACGAACATCAACCTGAACTCGGCGGAGCCTTTGATGCTGCCCCAGCTGGCGGCGCATCCGACGAAGTGGTTTTTGCTCGATTTGTCGAAGCCGATTAAACCGTTCATTCTGCAGATAGTCAAGGCGATCGAGTTCGTCGCCAAAGATAACCCCGAAGACGACAACGTGTTCTTTAAAAAGGAATTCTACTATGGCGTAGACACTATGGACAACGCTGGCTACGGTCTCTGGCAGCTCGCTTACGGGTCTACCGGGACCGCTTAAGATACCCCCTTTTTGCGTTTTCTCACTCCTATCCCCTACCCTGCCGCACATGCCAGGGCGGCAGGGTACAAGGAAGCGCCGGACAATGCGCCGACGTTTCCTTGTACCAAAGTATATGAAGAAAGGAGAGGATATTGTGCCAAGATTGAGGATCACTTCGAAGAGCAACGGTTTCCGGCGGTGCGGCGTCGTGCACCCTGACAGCCCGGTGATCCATGCCGAGGATTCTTTTACGCCGGAACAGGTGGATATCCTGAAGGCGGAACCGATGCTGATCGTGGAAGAGTTGCCGGAAAAGGCCGAGGCTGGAAGCGATGGCAAGGACAATGACAAGGGCGGCGAAGAGGCCAAGGCTGGAAGCGACGGCAAGAAAGGCAAGAGTGGTAAGTAATGTACTGTACTCTGGAAGATTTAAAGAGCAGGATCCCGGAAGATGTCCTGGCTGAGCTGACCGACGACACGGGAGCGGGGGCCGTAAACGCGGAGCGTATCGACGCTGCCATCAAGGACGCGACAGACGAGGTAAACGGGTACTGCCAGGCTCGTTACCCGGTACCCTTCTCCCCTGCGCCCGGATACGTTAAAAAGCTCACGATGGATATCGCGCTTTATAACCTGTTTTCCGCACGGGGCTACGATGAGGACAGCACAGACAAGTCCATTATCGACCGCTACAGGGCGGCGGTGCGCTCCTTAGAAAACATCGCCAAAGGTGTGATCACCCTGGGAGAGCCGGCGCCGCCCCCCGCTTCAGACGGTACCGACATCGAGCATCCCCCGCGGGTGTTCTCCCGGGATAAGCTGGAGGGGTTTTAATGAGCGGCGTAAAGCTTGAGGGCGATTGGAACAGGCTCGAGCAGAACCTGCATCGCATGGCCAGGATCGACTTTACCGGTCTGCACAAAGAGATCGGAGAGCAAATAGTTTCAAGTACGCAGGAAAGGTTCAAAACGGAGACTTCGCCCGACGGCGAAAAGTGGACGGGATCTATCAGGGCCCGCATGGAAGGCGGGCAAACGCTGTCGGACACCAGGCGGCTGCGCAACTCCATCACCTGCGCAGCCAGGGCGGACAGAGTCGAAGTCGGCACGAACGACAAGCGGGCGTCTACGCACCAGGACGGGGCCGTGATCAAGGCAAAGAGGGCGAAGGCTCTCAAGTTTCGTGTCGGAAAGCGCTGGGCGGTAAAGAAAGAGGTCAGGATCCCCGCCCGCCCGTTCCTGGGCATCAGTGAGGACGATGATCAGGAGACCAATGAGATTATCCGTGAGCGTTTGGAGGAGTGCTTGAAATGATCAGAGCTTGCCTGGATTGCCTTGAGGGATGCCTGAAAAATGCGGGCGTTGCCCGGGTGTACGACCTCCCGGCTGAGGCGGCGAAACATCAGGCGGTTCCTTATGCGGTGATTGCCCTGGGGGATGAAACGCTGCAAAGGGATGGTTCGCTGACGGCAGCGGCGGCCGGCCCTGCAGCTGATGAGAAAACGTATCGACGCAGGCTGTACAGGCGGAGCATCCAGGCGAGGGTAAAGATCGTCCACCGTAACCCGGCCGCGGCAGGCGACAGCGGAGACGCTTTCTTGAAAGCCCTTCCCCGGCGCATTTTTGACAAGCATCACAACGCTGTTTTAGTAAACGCCCGGGGGGCGGAAGCGGATGAAGAGGACGCCGGCCTGCTCAAAAGGCAGAGCGCGGCATACTTCCTGGTTACTTTTGAAGGCGGCGTATACGCCGACAATGTCGTGAAGAGGTACCCGCTGGGTACCAGCTTAGAGATCGAAAGCGGAATACTCGTTGAGGAGGGTTGACATGGCTAAAGAAAAAGGCGCACCAGCACAAGGAAAGTCTAAGAACCTGCAGCCTGTACCTGTAGAGGAACTGTTCAAATGCTTTAGCGTCCCCGTCTGGATGCAGGCAGGCATGATGGCCGCCTATGGATGGGGGCAAGGCAAGCAGCTTACGGAAGACGAGTTTGTAAAAGCTAAGAGCAAATGGCTTTCAGGGCCGATGAAAGGGGGAAAATAGATGTCCTTACCTGACGTAAACGTAAAGATTCTGGACGGCGGGCTGGGGCTTTTGTCGGCAACCTCATCCAAGGCGCATGCCAAGGTCGGCGTCAGCTCTCAGGGTGTCGTCAATGAGATCGTGCCGATCACCGACCCGGGAAAAATCAAGGAGAAGTTTGGAACAGGACCGCTGGCCGGAGCGCTGTATGACTCCTTTGCCGCCGGCGCCCGCGCCGTCTATGCCGTGAGAGCCGCAGGGGATGTCGCCGGCTCTGTCGGTGAAGTTACAAGCACAAAAACAGGCGGCGGCGATGTCGCCGTATCCGGGATCCCCCTAGACGCTTACGGCATAGTCATTGAGATAGTGGATCCCGGCGGGAAAAACGAAGCGGCTTTCAAATACAGCCTGGACGGCGGGAATACTTTTTCGGGCAAGATTACCGTCCCCGCTCTCTTAAAGTACGACGTGCCTGATACGGGTTTAGCGTTTGAGTTTACAGAGGACGGGGTGACACCGGAGAATTCGTTTGCTGCCGGGGATAAGTATCTGTGCGCAACGACTGCGCCGCAGGCCAGCGTCGCCAATATCACCGACGCCGTCGCGGTGCTGCTGGCATCCAACTATTCGTTTGAGTTTGTTCATGTAGCGGGAGAATCCGCCTCTTCCGTATGGGCGGCTCTCAGCGCCAAAGCGAGCGAGGCGGAAAGCAAATACCGCTATATGCACTTCCTGGCCGAGGCGAGAGGACCGTCAGATTCGGAGACTGTCGATCAGTGGGCAGCAGCGCTGGTATCTGAAAAAGGAAGCTTCGCCAGCACGCGCGTGTCTGTCTGCGCCGGCCGCTTGGAAGTTACCGACATGGGCACGGGCAGGATAGCATCCAGGAACGGCGCCGGGATCTACGCGGGCAGGGTTAGCGCCGTGCCGGTAGGCGTATCCCCGGGCAAGGTTTTGGAAGGTTCGCTGCCGGCGGTGGTCGGCCTCAGCCCCGCGGGCATCAATGACGATCATATTCTCGCCCTCGACGAGGCCGGGTTCGTGACCTTCCGGCAGTATGTGGGGCTGACCGGCATGTACGTGACCAACGGCAGAATGGCGGCCGATCAGACCAGCGATTTTCGCTATGTCGAGCTGCGCCGGCCGATGGACAAAGCCTGCACGCTCGTGCGCAGCGCAGCCCTGCGGGCGGAGCATGCTGAGATTGATCCGACAAATTTAGATAAGAGTCTAGCTGCTCTGGAGGCGCAATTGGCCGCTCCATTGGACGGCATGGCCGGCGCGGGAGAGATTGCCCAAGGGCGGGTGGTCATCCCTCGGGATCAGGATGTCCTGGCGACCTCCACGATACGCGTTAAAGTCCGCATCGTGCCCATGGCCGTCATGAGATGGATCGAAGCCGAAATCGGTTATGAAAACCCGCTGCAGGCTGAGGAGGTGTAAGGCATGATCAACGGCAAAAAGTACAGCTGGGAAGATATCAGCGTAACTCTGCCCTACGGAATTGTGATTGATATCCAGAATATTGAGTACAGCGACGAAAAGGAACTCGAGGCCGTCTACGGAAAGGGGTCCAACCCTACCGGCTATGGGGTGGGCAATTATTCCGCCGAGGGGAAGGTGTCCCTGCTCAAAGAAGAGAGCAATAAGCTTGTGGACTATGTGAAGAAGCAGAAGAAATCTCTATACGGCATCCCTCCGTTTACCATCGTGGTGAGCTACGCAAACGATGATCAGCTCACAAAAACGGACGTACTCAAGGCATGCAAGATTACGAAGGTGAGCAATTCCTCGGGGCAGGGAGACAAAAGCGTCAAGATCGAGTATGAGCTGGCCATCCTGGACGGCATCTGGCGGGACGGCCTGCGGCCTAATTAAAGGAGGTTGTGTTAGATGTTTGATGCTGATGTAAATGAGGTAAATAAGGCTGAAGTGAACGAGGAACTGGTGCAGCAGTGGAAGCAGCAGCATGGGGATGTCTATAAGCTTTCCGGTGAAGACGATGACGGCAAAGCAATGGCCTTTTATTTCCGGAAGCCGGGACGCTCGGACCTGTCCAGGTTTACCAAAGAGGTGACAAAGGACATGATGAAGGCCACGAATAACCTGGTGTTCGGATGCCTTCTGTTCCCCAGTCCGGATGTGCTGCGCAAGATGGCGGAGAATAAGCCGGGAATTGTGCTGGCCCTGGGCGGCGAACTCCAGAAGATCGTCGGGAGCAATCAGGATTTTTTATCGGAAAAGTTGTAGAGAAGGTCGAGGGCCTGCGCAGCGACGGCCTGGAGCAAGCGGAGGTCCTGATCAGGCTGCACTTTGGCCTGACTCTTGACGAGGTGCAGAGGTTGGATGACGAGACGTTTTGCGATATGGCGGCGTATGCATACTTTTATGAGGACCGCTGGGTGCTGGCGGTAAAGAGGGGCATGTTGCTGGCGGTTAAAGAGATGCTCGGTGAATGAAAAACCGGCAGCTGTTACTGCCGGTCGGATTGGCGGGCTTCCCATTTTGCTATGATGCGATCAGCGCGTTCGTCGCCCGCTTTTATGCCCTCACGAATCCCAGCGAATATTTGGCCAATACCCCAAATCAGCGTTGGGATACCGTGCCTAATCAATGCATAGGCCAAACCCAGCAAACATCCGACTCCAAACAGCACCAGGAAAATTATAATCCAGGTCATGTAAGCACCCCCTATTGTTAAATAATATTTCTTTTGTAAGCAGGTGTCAATATGGAATCGCTCTACAATTTAGCGGTGGTAGTAAGCATAGTGGACAAGCTCACAGGTCCGGTTCAGAAGATGGCGCAGTCGGTGCAGAATCTGGAATCTGTGGCCTCGAAAGCCCAAGGCGCGGTGGACTTTGGGAACAGGATGGCCGTCTCCGGAGCGCTTGTTCAAGGGGCGGCGGATAAAATGACGCGCTCATTGGGAGACGTTCTGGAACCGGTCAAAGAGGTGCATGGAGCGCTGGGAGAACTGTCTTCCGTGGGCATCAAGGATCTGGGAGCTTTGCAGACAGCGGCCACGGAATTTTGCAGCAAATGGGCCGGCACAAACGAGGCCGAGTTCATATCCGCAGCCTACGATATCAAAGGCGGGATCGAGAGCCTCTCCGACGCCGCCGTGGGAGAGTACGCAAAAATAGCGGCGCTCACGGGCAAGGCCACCAAGTCCTCGGTGGCGGAGATGACCGACCTGTTCGCGACGGGATACGGCATTTACAAAGATATGTACTCCGATATGTCGGACATGGACTTTGGCGAGATGTTTTCCGCCGGCATCACCAGCGCCGTGCAGATATTCAAGGCATCGGGCTCGTCCGTGGCGCAGGCCCTGACCGCTCTGGGAGCGGAGGCGACCAGCGCCCAGCGGCCGTTTGAGGAGCAGCTGGGCGTACTGGGACAGTTGATGGCTACCATGAGCGGCAGCGAGGCGGGGACAAAATACAAGGCGTTTATCCAGTCGGCCGGCAGGGCCGGCCAGAAGCTGGGGCTCAGCTTTGTAGACGCTAATAACAACCTGCTTTCCACAGCCGACATCTTGGATAAGCTTCGCGGCAAGTACGGAGATACCCTTGACGCTATGGAGTCGCAGGACATACAAAAGGCTTTCGGCCGTGATGAGGCGGTAGCGCTGATCAATCTGCTCTACCCCAAGGTAGACGACCTGCGGGGCGGGATTGACTCGTTGGGGCAGTCCATGCAGCGCGGCACCGGATACACGGAAGAGATCGCCAGCGCCATGAACAATGATCTGGGGGCCCAGCTGCAGCTTGCCGGGCAAAACTTCGATATACTCAAGCGCTCGATCGGGGAAGAGATAGCCCCGCTTTTGGTAGATCTCATTCCTAATATCAGGAACATGGTGCAGGGTTTCCAGGGGTTTACCAAGGCGCACCCCACGATTACAAGGACTGCCTTGCTGATATTTGCCCTGGGCGCCGCCGCGCTCTCGGTTCTGGCGCCGATATTAACAATTGGATCAGGAGCCGTGATCATGGGCGGCCATGTTATCGACAGCCTCACGAAGATCGCCAGAGGCTTTTCCTGGCTGCGCGGTGTTTCCGGAGGGGCATTTGACTTTCTTCGGACAGGATTCAGGCTACTTGGTCCAGGAGTTCGGATAGCGGGAACCGCAATCTCGTCCTTTGCCCGCTCTGCGATCTTCGCCGGCGCCCGGGCGCTGCCCGGGCTGATCGGGTCGGTCTGGTCTTTTACCGCCGCGTTGCTGGCCAACCCCATCACCTGGATTGTGCTGGCCATCGTCGCCCTGGGGGTCGCCATCTACGCCCTCTGGCATAACTGGGATACCGTAACCGCCGCGCTCGGTACCGGCTGCGATTTCATAAAGGCCAAGTTTGCCGCGGCAAGGGAGTGGTTTACCGGCGTATTCCAAGGCATTATCGACGCCGTGGTCACATACGGGCCGCTGGTTCTGGCAGCCATCTTCCCGTTTCTGGGGATTCCCCTGCTCATATGGCAGCACTGGGACCAGATTAAAGAGTATGTGCGGAATGCGATCAATAACGCCCTTGCCGCCATATCAAGCTTTAATCTGTTTGAATCGGGCGCCGCCCTAATCCGGACATTCATACAGGGCATCCAGAGCCTGATCAACAGGCCAGCTGAGATAATAAAGGGCGGGCTGGCCAAGCTGCGGAACCTGCTCCCCTTCTCCGATGCTAAAGAAGGGCCTCTATCTACCCTGACTCTCTCCGGCCAACGGCTGGTGGAGACCTTCGCCGGAGGGATTCTTTCCCGGTCAGGGTACCTGAAAGCGGCTACAGCCGCGGCGATAGCGGGAATATCCCTGGCTGTTCCGGTCAGCGCCCAGGCGGCGGCAGCCCCTGTTTGGGTTCCGCAGGCAGTGATAACGCCGGTGGTAGAGATGCCGGACATCCCGGATTTCCCTGAATTTCCGGGATTACCTGACTTCCCTGCCCCGGCTCCGGACAACAGCAGAAACGACAGAGCGGCAGCCCCTGTTTGGGTTCCGCAGGCGGTGATAACCCCGGTGGTAGAGGCGCCGGACATCCCGGATTTCCCCGACTTTCCGGACTTCCCTAAACCGGCCCCGGACAGCGGCGGGAACGACAGAGCGGCAGCCCCTGCTTGGGTTCCGCAGGCAGTAATAACGCCGGTGGTAGAGGCGCCGGACATCCCGGATTTCCCTGAATTTCCGGGATTACCGGACTTCCCTGCCCCGGCTCCGGACAACAGCAGAAACGACAGGATAGGATCCTGGGACATATCACCTCTGGAGAATACGCCTGCTGTGAACCTGCGGGAGGTTATCCGGGAGACATCACGCGAGCGGGAAACAACGCATACCAGGGACAGACGGCCTGTAGTCGTCGTTGTGCAAGAGGCGCAGCCAAAACAAGGGAATGATTTTGAGAGCTACGTCGACATGGCCCTCCGCTACCTGGAGATGCGGGGTGATGACTGATGCAACTCATCACGACGGATGCCGGGCAAGTAAAAGTAGGGAATGTGTTGCTGCCCGGAGTGTTCGAAAGCCTGGAAATAACGGCTGCAGTGCAGATGGACCAGGTGGAGATAGAGGGCAGCGAGAGAAAAGGCAGCCAGGCGGTGGGATTCGATAACGCTACGCTACGCTTGAATATCGTTTTTTTGCCCAAAGCCGACGGCGGGGACTGCATAGACCAGGTCCGGCAGGTACAGCAGGTGTTCCGGAGTTCCTCGTCACAACAAAAGCCGGGAGTATACCGCATAGTCAACAAACACGCCCAGGCCCGCGGCATCAACCAGGTGATCTTCAGCGATTTCAAGACGCTGGAGGATAACCGCAGCGATAAGGTCGTGGGTACGTGTGTGTTCGAGGAGTATACGCCTATCAAAGTAAAGGTGGCCCAGAAGACCAGCACAGGGGGAACTGGAAGCTCAAGCGGATCCGGGTCCGGGTCCAGGAGTTCAGGCAGCGCAGGCAGCAAAAGCAGCGCGAAATCAACAGGTTCAAAAGCTGCCTCGTCTTCATCAAGTTCTCAGGCGTATGCCAGCTTTGCGGACTTCAGGAGATTGGAGCAGCAGCAAAAGAAAACCCAGTCCCCCGTAACGAATAAAAAGAGTCCGAGCATAGGAAGCAAGATTCTGAATTGGATAAAGGGGAAAAAGTATGGCTGATCTATTTTCTCCATATGTGGAGATGCTTATCGGCAATCAAATCCAAGTAAGGAACCAGTTTCAAGCCTTTGATTTGTGGCTGTCACGGAAAGAGCCTTGTGATATTTGCGATGTTACTTTTTCGGGCGGGCTGACGGACTTGGGGCTGGTTAAGGATACGCCGGTAGAGATACTGCTCGGGTATGACTTAGGGCAGCTGTGGCCTGTTTTCTCAGGCTATGTAGCTGATGCTGTCCACCCTAGATATCTGCTCAAGGACGAATGCCTGCGGCTTTTTCAGGCAAAGGTGATTCAGACATTCACAGACGTAGCGCCCCAGGATGTGATCAAGTACGGCCTGCGCGCAGCAGGCATATCGGATGCCAGACTTGATCAGACCGATTATCCGCATAAGCGGTGCTTCGTGGCTGCGGAAAACGTGTCGGACCTCGTCCGGCGGGTCAATGCCGCCTGGGGCATAGAACACGACTGGTATTTCAGGGGGAAAACGTTTTGCTGGGATGCGCCTGCCCCCCAGCCCGGTACGGTGTACAGCTATCAATATGGCGAAAACATTATAGAATTAGAACCGGAGACCGGCAGGTTCACTACCGTGATATCCCCGTTTATAGAGCACTCACGGGAAATTGAAATTATCTGGCCAGGAATAACGAGCACCAGATTTATAGTGGAAACGGTACGTCACTTTCTCAATGAAAAAGGTTCCTGGCGAAGCGAGATATATTTCCGAGAACTGGAGGCGGCCTGATGGATTATGGAACTAAGCTAATCGAGGTTGTGAGAAAAACTGTGCTGCAGCTCTTCCCTGAGATGGCCGGGGGCTATCACTTGCTGCGCAAGGCAAGGGTTGTAAAGTCAACGCCGGAAGCCCTGCATGTGCAGCCTTTAAACAGCCAAGGCAGCGTAGACACCGAAGTTCCTCCGGTGAAGTGCGCTCCCTACCCTGCAGCCAGCGGGGACATCGTCGTGCTGGGGTACCTGTATGGAAACCCCTCGGAGCCGTGTGTAGTTAAAAAAGTAGGTGCTTAACGTGGAAGATCTTATGCTGGACGAGAAAGGAAACTTTGTCGCAGCGGCTGACGGGGATGCCGAAACGGTAGACGGCATAGACTGCTTGGCTCAGGATGTGAAGCATTTGCTGCTCACTTTCCCCGGAGATCTATGGACAAACGAGGACTACGGCGTCGGCCTGCAGCAGTTTATCCAGGCGGAAGATACCGAACTGAACCGCCTGGAGATAGAACAAATGATCAAGATGGCGCTTGCTGAGGATGACAGGATCGACCCCGAATCAATCAAGGTTTCGTTCATTAGCTGGGAACGCGACAAAATAAAGCTGGCGGTAAGCATCTGGCCAAAGCAGGGATATGAAGAGGCTGACGATCCGGCTGAGGCCGCCGTCGTGCTTACTATCACGCAGGAAGGCATTACGTTTGAGGAGTGATTGCCATGAAGTCACCGGAAGATCTCGTGCCGGTAAAAACATTCACTGAACTGATGGACGCGGCCAAAACCAGGCTGCAGGACATGGCCTTCCGCATAACAAACCTGCGGCCGGGGGGCGTGTTTTACACGCTGCTGGAGATGGCCAACCAGGGGGTGGCTGATCTTTATGAACTCTTGGAAGAGCTGGCCCCGCAATTTAGCACTGACAATGCAACGGACGAATGGCTTGATTTGCGTGCCGCGGAGTATGAAGTGTACAGGAAAGAAGCGCGGAAGACGAAAGGGAATCTTTTGTTTGGCCGTGCCGCTGATGATACTAATGTCGTAATATTTGCCGGCACTGTCGTTACAACCGGCTTAGATCGGAACGGGCAAAGGCTGCAGTTCTTTGTGACTGAGCAAACGGTGCTTGAGGAAGGCGCTTTGGAAGTGCTGGCGCCGGTTGAGGCTGAATTTGCCGGGGCGGAGTATAACGTCGGGACGGGGTTGATCACCCATCTGATGACATACATCCCCGGCATCGACTATGTGACGAATCCGGAGAACTGGATCACGCTAGAAGGGACCGATACCGAACCGGATGACGATCTGCGGGCCAGGACAAAAAGGAAATGGCATCAGCTTTCCACGGGAGGAACCAAAAACGCATATATCGCCTGGGCGGAAGAAATACCGGGGGTAGTCACAGTTCATGTCGACGACAATTTTCCCCGTGGCCAGGGCACCGTAGATGTGATAATCACATCCAGCGCGGGCATGCCCAGCCAGGAGCTGGTCGCACAGGTCCAAGCTCATTTGGATGAACACCGGCCGTTGTGCGCGAACGTTCAAGTTATCGCCCCCACTCCCCTGCCTGTTGATATTGACGTGGAGCTGTATGTGCACCCGGATTACGGAGATTTGGCTGAGATCGAATCTTCAGCTCAGGTTATTTTAGATAATATGTTTCAGTATGGCGATAAGGATGCAACAGAAATAATTAAGGCGTCGCCGGATTATGGAGTTACCAGGGCGGCGGTCATCTCTAATCTGATGACCATCGAGTATGTGGTGAATGTGGTTTTGGCTGCTCCCGTAAACGACGTGCCGGTATCGGCGCGTGAGCTGGCGGTAAAGGGCAGCGTACATATATCAGTTCAGCGGGTGAGTGCCTAATGGAATTTGCCGAGTATTTTTATTATCTGCTCCATCGGGTATTTAAGAGGTGTCTTCGTGAGCATAGCGATGCCGACAAGCTGGCTCAAGCGCTTGGCCCTAACTATGATGAGGCCATGGACGCGATGTATAAAATGCTTGAGCAGACACTTGTCGCGACGGCGGCAGGTAAAGCGCTCGATCATCTGGGGCGTGAACGGAGTATCTTGCGTTACGCAAATGAAGCTGACGATGGCTACAGGGGAAGGCTACTGTCCGCTTACAGCCTCTATGCAGCCGGCGGCACAATCCCGGGCATCCAGCAGGCTCTTGAGCTGCATGGGTACCCGGATGCAGAAATTTATGAGCTGTTTAAGGAAGGCGTAGTCATCCCGCTTCATGATGGACAGCAGCGCTATACGGGAACGGCTAAACACCAAGGAGGGATCCGCTGGGCAGAGTTTTGCATTCGCCTGGGGATCGATGACGATAAAGATTATGCCGTAACGGAGCGCAAGATTTTATTAGCCGCCATAAACATGCTAAAGCCCGCGCATACAAGGCTGGCCGCCATTGCCTTGCAGATGGCATTGAATGACAGAATTGCGCTTCTTGAGCAGTGTAGATGCTCAGCGTCCTTAAAGGTTGCAGATGGGGCTGCCGGCCCTATTCTGCTTCATACGGGCGCGGCGCCCTACGGCATGAAGCACAATGGGACAGCCTTCTATCAGTCTGGTACACTGCGAGAGGCGCTATCTCAGGCGCGGCTTTCCGTAAATGTTGGTCAGGACATCATTCCCGGAAGCCGGACCTATAGAGCGGCTTATAGGCATGATGGCGGGGGCCTGCGATATAAGCATGGTGGCAGCCTTTTGCGGCAGGGGCTTTGGCAGCATGATGGACAAGCACGCCGTACTATGAGCCTGTGGTACCGGGAGGGCATTGCTCATTATGGAGACAGAGCGCTTCTGCATGCCGGGCTGATTCGCTATGGCACGGGGTTGCTGAGGAATGGCGCTGTTACACATGGGGCTAATGGGTTTGATGACGGTTTGCAGTTGGTTATCCGCCGTAAAGGGCGGCCTGTAGAATTTGTAGCGTAGGAGGTGATACTTTGAAAGTAGCTATTTCTGATACTCAGGGGCTTAAAGGAAAGCTCCGCCTGGTGATCCGGAAACACGGGCTGGTTGTGAAGATTGATGATGATGACAATTTGGTTATGGATGGTCCCCGGGCGGATATAGCCAGTAATCTGGCGGGTACGCCGGTGACCATCAGGCCGGTTACTCACGTAGCCGTCGGCACGAACGGCAATCCCCCTACCGGTCAAGACGAGGCTATTGCCAATGCCTTTATCAAGCCTTTGCTGAACATTAGGCGCACTTCGCCTACGGTGATAGTCTGTGTATTCCAGATTCTGACCGGTGAAGCTAACGGCATGGACATCCGGGAATTCGGCCTGTTGCGGTCTGACGGAAGCCTTTACGCCAGGAGAACCAGAGGCGGGAAGGTCATAGAAAAAGACAGAGACATCGAAATCGACGGCGAGTGGACATTATTTATTTAATTTGGAGGTGATCTTATGGCTAATTTGCCGGAGCAAACGGCATGGGAAGCAGGCGTATATCTCATTGAAGAGGCGGATCCAGTCCAAGGCGGCCCGGAGGGTATAGATAACCTCCCGCATAAGCACCTGGCCAACCGGACGGGCTACCTGAAGCAGCAACAGGATTCGCTGAAGAGTGAAATAGCCGCGGCCAGGGGCACATACGGGAATCTTGGCGCTCGGCTGGCATCCTTGGAGACCGAGACAATGCAGGGGGAAAGTGGGCTTGCCAGCACAAGCGGCAAGACGGTGACGCACAGCCTGGGGCATATAAACTACATCGTGAATGTGGTGGCTATCCAGGATACCGGCGGCGATTTGGGAGACTTATTTATCAGCAAGGCGGCAAATGCCTTTACTGTGTATAATACCGGGGGCTTTACTGGTAGCTTTCGGTACCAGCTTATGACATAAGGGGGCGGGAAGATGATAGTACAGTTCGATTCTAAAAAGACAAACGAAGCTATTTCAATTGATCAGGATGATCGGCGGATCTTAAAGGTTTCTCAATTCGAGTTTCCTGGTGGAACCTGCCCTGGCGCTGCTATAAATCTAACGCCATATCAGGGAGGTCCCTTCCGTTTGTATCTTGAAAAAGACGGCGCCTTGAGTACAGCGCTTTACCATGATCATTATTGGCTCCTGGCAGAGGCTGTTCTACCGGAGCGGCAGTTTGAGAGCCAACCCACTGGAATGACCGACGAAACGGGGCAGTCCGTCATGGAGATGGTCGAGCGTCCGCTTGACCTGGACGATGTACAGATTATTGTATTCCCTTTACCGGAGGTGGAGTAGATGGCAAACGTAAGTAAGTTATCCCTCGCTGCGCTTAGAGATAGGATTAATGCCGGTACCCGTGAAGTGGATATTATCCACAATTCTGCAGTTGATGGTACCGGCGCTACAGTAGTTGGCAAACTGGTTTATGTTCCGAAATTCCGTGTTCCGGCCGGCCTTTGGGAAGATGGCGTATTTCCTCCTCAGGACCTGCTGCTGGGCGGGTTCCTTATTGACAAGTACCCATGCAGCCAGCCTGATGCTACCAACACAAGCCGAGGCAGCACTCCAGCGAACAGTCCTGGACAGACAGCTGCGGTATCGCAGCAGGGCGTGGTTCCTTGGACTGATATAGGCTGGGAAAACGCGAAGTTGGCATGTTCAAATAGAAAAGTCAATGGACGCTCCTGCCACCTGGTAACGCCGAAAGAATGGGCTACGATTTGCTTTTTGACTAAGCTTTTAGGTCATGACCTCCGGGGCAACAATCAATGGGGTCGTGACTACCGTGACCCCGACTCTTGGGAGTATTACGGTATTGCTGACCCTGTCGTGGCAAGCTATACGGCGGAATATGGGAAAACACATTCCAGGGTATTAACGGGAAGCGGACCTGTTTCCTGGAGCCATAACGGAATGGCGAACGGCATTTTTGACATCATTGGTCTGTGGGAATGGATAGATTTTTTGATTGATTGCGGAAGGTACCAAGCCGTAAAAAAGGCAGCTATACATGATGCAGAAGGCATCACGGCAGGAGATACTGCTATTACGATAGACACCGTAGAATCCCCTGAATTCTGGCCGGCATCTAATGGGTTAGTGTTTATCAGTAAAAGCGGCGAGCAAGGTGCCGCGGACGAGTATGTAGTTTATTCGCAAATGGTCGACAATGGAGATGGCACCTATACACTTACAGGGTGTGCACGCGGTCAGGGGGATGCACGCGGTCAGGCAATCACTACGCCTTGTTGGCACCAGGATGGCGCTGAGGTAAGTCAGATAAACTATTACTGCGTTATCCCCAAGGGCTGGACTGCGTTTATAGCAGACGACGGCCTTGATAATACAAACACTCCCGCTACTTTCACCGTTACTGGCTTAGTTACGGGGCCGGGCGGATTCGCACCAAGAGTAGGTGATGTTTTGCAATGCGGGCCAGAGCAACTTATAGTTACTGCAGTTGACGGCAGCGCTATCACAGTAAGCAGAGGTGCAAACGGCTCAACAGCTGCCCCCCATGTCCAAGGAACAGGGATTGCCAAAATATCTCCTGACATGAGCAACGAAAACCCAGAATTAACTGATGCAGTATATGGTGCTCATCAGTTCGGTAAATTTTTGACAATGAGGAAAGAGCCAGAGCTTGCCTCATTGGCTTTGCCCGCTACTGTATCTAGCGCTGGCAGCGATGAGTGGAAAGATGGCTGTTGGATGCGTCTATATGGCCGGCGCGCGGCTTTTCGGGGCGGGTACTGGTACAACGGGTCCTACGCCCGGTCTGGAGTCTACCTGAATTTGAGCAATCCGCCGTCGTGCTTGAACATCAGCTTCGGCTTTCGCGCCGCTTTGTCTTTGTAATCTGGGAACTGAATCTTGTAATCTGATCGCTCCGCGGTAGCGGAGCCTAAAACACCATTAGTATTAAGGCGGCGTTTTCTCAATGGCTAAAGAGCTTATTCTTAAAGAAAAATGCAAGGACATGATGAAATATGGCTATTCAGCGATAAGGGATATCCCAAGGGATTACCGGTATACATTAGGGGTAGATATCAGGAGCTCTATGACAAACCTATTGCAGCTAACAATCAGATGCGGCAAGCGTTACTATAAAAAAACCACCTTAGAAGACATGGATATCGAATTGGACACGCTCAGAACGCTCATTTTAGTGGCTGTCGAGAATAGAGTTATTACCATAAAAGAGTATGAACACTGGTCGATTCTGCTGGCCGAGCTAGGCCGTATGATCGGTGGTTGGATAAAATCATTGAGAAATAAGTATTAGGGTTAGGGCTGCAACGCGCGGCTTTTCGGGGCGGGAACTGGAACAACGGGTCCTACGCCCGGTCTGGAGTCTACCTGAATTTGAACAATCCGCCGTCGAACTTGAACATCAGCATCGGCTTTCGCGCCGCTCTGCCTGAAACCAGCGAGAAGATGGTTGCTTACGGGCAATTATCCCAGGCACAGGCAAAGGAGCCCTGATCCTTGTCGCACCAAAGACTGGTCGGCAAAAAATAAAAAATGCCTGCCCGGCTAGTAGGCAACGAATGTCGGTACCAGACCCAGGAGGTTTAAGGTGAGGACTTATAATAATCTGTATTCGAAAATATACGATTTCGAGAACCTGTACAACGCATATCTTAAAGCCCGTCGAGGGCATAGATACGAGCGGCAAGTCCTCGCCTTTACGAACCACCTGGAAAGTGAATTAATCCAACTGCAAAATGAACTCATCTGGCATACTTACAAGACAGGTAAGTACAGGCGTTTCTTTGTGCATGACCCTAAAACTAGGGAAGTAGCGGACTTGCCATTTCGTGACAGAGTGCTGCAAACGGCTCTCTGCAATATACTTGAACCACTGTTTGAAAAGAAGTTTATATATGATATTTATGCGTGCAGGAGGCGGAAGGGGACGCACAAAGGGGCAGATCGCGTAACGGATTTTCTCAGAAGGGCTGTTAGACGATGGGATAAGCCTTATTGTTTAAAAGGGGATATTGAAGAGTACTACCGTTCTATAAATCACGCCGTACTATTATCAATCATTCAGGGGACAATTGCCTGCGAAGATACGTTGGGATTAATAAAAGGGATTCTATCAAGTTGGGTTGATGAAAGCGACAGTGACCCCAGGGGGTTACCTAGTGGCAGCCGTACGTCTCCATTATGGGCGAATGTTTATTTAAATCCGTTAGACCATTACGCAAAAGAGGTTTTATGCGTACCGCTTTATATGCGGTATATGGACGATTTCGTTATAATTAGTGGCAGTAAAGATGATCTATGGAATATTAGAAAAGAAATAGAGGTTTTTATTAAAAATAAACTTAAATTAAACCCAAATCGCAAGACTAGTATATTCCCTATTTCACATGGGGTTGACATCCTGGGCTACCGTATATGGCCGGATCACCGTCTCTTAAGAAAGAGGAACACTAAGAAAATAAGGCGAGCATTGAAACATTTCCAAAAGGCATACTGCGAAGGGTCCATGGACATAGAGCGTATTAACGCTACAATTCAAAGCTGGCTTGGGCACGCGAAACATGCAGACGCATACCAGTTGATGGAGAAGCTGCTGTCAGAAACACACTTTTCAAAAGGGGAGCCAAGGTAAAAATTATTCAAGTAGTTTACGAAAGCGCTTGCATACTTATTCATTCTCATGATTCGTGAGATTTTTTCGCATCGTTCGTGCGAAGCAACATTCAATTTGATCGAGCGTTGACACCAATCCCTGGACCAGGGTAATTTTTTCTTCCTCGTGAGCAGTTATAGCTTTACTCAACTCAGCGATGTACTTGTCCTTTTCGTTTTTTTCGAGAAGTTGTTCGACGGCATCTTCAATCTGCAGGCTTGTTTGGTTGATGTCTTTACCTATTCGTTGGAGAGTGGTATGACAAGCATCAATAACCTGTGTCGTTTCGTCGTCATGCCCGGCTATTCGAGCATCAAGTTTGAAAAAATCGAATTTTTCCAACTCTTTTTGGAAGTCAATCAATGTACTTCCCCTTATCAGGTAATTTATCAGATTAGACAAGCAGCATAACGCCTATCCTTACGCGATTATACAGTGGGAAGTTTTTACGTGCAACCATTTTCTCAAGTACTCCATCGCCATTAACAGGAGGGAGTGGTGGCAGGGGGACGTTTCGTTTGCCACATCATCAGACACAGGATCTCCAGCCAGGCCAAACGCATGCCAATTAAAATAAGAAAAAGCAGGGGAATTACCCTAAATGGCCGGGCGAACATATTATTGTATATTATATCTGCACTGCATCCTTCGTCAACAACCCGGAGGCCTGAATTGCGCCGGCGATTTCCCTCCTGAAAGCAGAATACCGTGAATACTTTTTCTTATATCTTTCGATAAGGGCGTTACCTTCTTGTTTTTTCCCTCTGTCGGCCAAAGTCTCCGCCATGGCGACCAAGAGCCCCGCCGCTTTATTATAGCTGCCCTGATGTTTGTTGCTGACGATTGCATCCACCCTGCTTCCTATCTCATTTACGCACCACTTTAAGTAAAACTCTTCCTGTTCTGTATCCAGATG